GCAGCAGACGCAACTTCAAAAGCAGATGCGGCACTAGCGGCAGCAAAAACATATGCTGACAGCGGTGATGCAGATACTACATATACAGCAGGAAATGGTATGTCACTAAGTGGTACATCATTTGCAATGAGTGGTTCATACACAGGTAGCTTTACAGCAACTGGTGATATTACAGCTTACTCAGACGATACTCTAAAAACAAACGTACAAGTAATTGACGGTGCTTTAGGTAAAGTTAATGCAGTACGTGGTGTAACTTTTGATCGTATCTCAGACGGATCAACTTCAACTGGTGTTATTGCCCAAGAACTAAAAGCAGTTCTTCCAGAAGCAGTACACACAGATGCAGAAGGTGTTCATTCAGTAGCATACGGAAACATTACAGGTCTACTAATTGAAGCAGTTAAAGAATTATCAGCTCAAGTAGAAGAACTAAAAAAGAAGTAATAATTATTACTAATTAAACTAAAGCAGGGTATATTTACCCTGCTTTTTTTATGGCTAAATATTACTGTATGTAGATAAATACTACTACATACGTAAGGAACACATAAAATGTCTTTTAGAAAAATTCAAACGTCAAACATTGACACTAGCGATGCCGCATTTTCCGATCCTATATTAATTTTAGGCAAGGATAACTCTGGAATATCTGATATAGGTTTTTTAGGGAAAATTGGCATTAATAATTATGCAGGTTTTGTTAGAGATGCAGAAACACAAACATTTTATGTAATTGATGGATATATTGGTTCAGAATCAAGTAATCAAATTGAAGCAGCACAAATAACACAAAAAGGAAATTTAACAGTTGGAACATTAACTGCAGATACAATTATTGCAGGTAATTTACCAACACAATATACAGATGCAAATGCGAGAGCAGCTATTTCAGCAACTGGTAGTTTATCTTATGATAGTGCAACAGGTGTTATTAGTTTTACTGATACAGACTCTGCATATGCTACTAAAGTTGGTTATAACTTAGCAGACGAAACAGACGCAACATCAATTGTTTTAAACCCAGGAGATGCAAGTACACCAGCAACATATCGTGGAGATGTAGTTGATAATAGTGGAAACGTTATTGTTGATGTATCAAGTACAAGTACTACATTTACTGGCGGACTAGCGGGCAATGTGTATGGTGATGTTTACAATCCAACTGGTGCAAATAAAATTTTAGAAAGCGGAACTGGAAATTTAGATTCTGTCTTAACAGTTGATTCAGCAACCGCAACAACATTAAATGCAGGCACTACTAATATTAGTGGCATTGCTACATTTACTGGTGGTAGTGCAGACTTTACTGGAACAACTACAATTGGTAATTGGAACGGTGCAGTTTATGACAGAACCGGCAGTACACTTATTATTGAAGATGATGCAACACCAGGTCCTATTGTTCACGCCGACTTACAAGGTAATGTTACTGGTAATGTTACTGGTAATGTTACGGGCAACATTATAAATCCAAATACTGGCTCAACCGTATTAAACGCTTCGCAACCTCAATACACACTAACAGGTAATGTAGCAGGTAGCTTATATGGAGATGTAATTTCACCTACTCAAAATACACCAATTATTACCACCGGTCCAGTAAGAGATCTATTAACAATTCACGATGCTGAAATTGATTTAATAAAAGCACCATCATCGCAAGGTGGAGCAACAGTAATTGATACAACAGGCTACTATACACTGCAAGGACAGAATATAGCAATAACAGGAACATTGTTTGGTGACATTGCTGACAGACTAGCAAATGATCCGGTTTTAACAGTAGGTACAGGAAACAACGATTCTCAATTAGTTGTACATGAATCAATGATAGATGAACTAACTGTTAATGATACAATAGATGTTACTAATGCAACAATAACTGGATTAGACATAAGTGACTTAACTGATGCTAATAATGTAATACAGCCAAGTGACTTAACAAATTATTCAACAACAGCGGTATCTAATTTATTTGTACAACAACAAGATTTAATAACTAAAACAGCAGCGGTAAATTCAGCAAATTCATATACAAATACACAGATAACTACAGTTACATCTACATTACAAAGTTATGCAAATGCACCTACAACTTGGGTAGCACCAAAGGGTACAGAAGCACAAAGACCGGCTAGCCCGGTTGAAGGACAGTTTTATTTTAATACTGATACTAAAATATTTGAAGGATATGACGGAACAAATTGGATACAATTAGTACCATCTACATTACAAATAATACCTTAATATCAAAATTAAAGCAAAGTAATATACTATTATATGTTATGAGACATATAGATAAATAGTTAAGCAAGCAATATGCTTGTGATTAACGTTAATTATAAGCAAGGAGTCAACAAATGGCATTACCAGCAACAGGTTCAGCAATCAGCATGGGAGAAGTTCGTAACTATTTTGGACTAAGTGGAACAGTAACACTAAGTCAATTAGGTGCGTTTATTACACCATCAGTAACAACAAACATTAGTTTATCGGCTACGTTTGGCGGATGGCAGAATCCTAATACGTGGGGTACGAGTTCTGGAGTAGATCCAACAACCGACGAACCAACACATCCATAAGAATTAATTTAACAATGATGTTGTTATTACTTGACAGCATCATTGTTTTATTGTAAAATAGTAACTAAATATATTTACAAATAATGTAAACTCAACACAGGAGAAAACAATGAGTATAAGAACACGATTTGAAATCGAGACGTTCGTGCTTGGTGCACATCCAACCGCATCTCGTAAAGCACAAGTATTAACCACGGAGCTTATGCAAGCACGTGAACAACAACATCCAGACTTACCAGTTTTAGAAGCAATTCATAAAGATTTTGCAGCTGAGCATGATATTGATGCACTACTAGCAAATATTGAAGAGTCTGAAGAAGAATATTGGGTAGCACGTCTATCAAAATTAGCAGCCATTGATATTTTAACAATTGGTAAAGTACAGCCTGAGCATATGAATTATATGGTAGCTTTAGAAGATGAAGCATTTGCCGCATGTGTTAAACAAGCTACAGCTATCGCTAAACAACTTAATTATGAAGTACAGCAAGTAGAAGCAGAACTTCAAACAGAACTAGCTTCTGTAAAATAATTAATGGTAAGCGTACCTAACTATTTCCACAAAAACAATAACACCGCAAATGTAGCAATATGTGTTCCTGTGCGAGATAATGTTACAGCGGTTTTTGCGTACAGTCTTGCCATGCTTCAAAAAAAGTGTGGTGAGACTGGACTATCTACTAGCTTACATTTTAACATGGGAAGCGAAGTAGCAATGCAACGTCAGCAACTTGTTACTGAAGCATTAGAAACAAATTGTACACATATTATGTGGATAGACGCTGATATGCAATTTCCAGTAGATACGCTAAATATATTATTAGCAGCCAATAAGGATATTATTGCTGGTAATTATGCAACAAGAGTACCACCGCACAGACCTGTTGCTTTTAAAAGCAAAACAAACTTAGATAGTAGAGTATTAACAGGTACAGGAATTGAAAAAGTTTGGGCAGTTGGTAGTGGAATGATGTTAGTAAGAAGAGAAGTATACGAGAATATTCCTCTGCCTCACTATAAGATAGAATATAATGAAACATATACTAGCCTTGTAGGAGAAGATATATACTTTTGTAGCCTTGCAAATGATGCAGGATACGAAGTAAATATTAGTCACGAATTAAGTGACAGAATTGCACATATAGGAACACGTGCATTTACAGTTAAAGGCGATTGCAATGATTAATTTAATTAATAACAAAGGTAAAGAGTTTCAAGGACAAAATGTAGTAACGCCTTGGGATAGACTAAAAAGATTTATGTTCGAATCATATCCAATAATTAGAACTGCTACAAAAATTACAGAAGAAACGGAATTACTAAAAGAAGCATCACAATACAAAGATACAGCTGACATGGCTTGGGTAGTATTTGATGAAACTGAAATTAATCCTAGCTTTCCTTGGCAATATAGACCAACTGATCGTATTGCAAAATCTGTGATACACACATTTCCTAGAGTAATTAAAAGAACAAACAGACCAGTTAGTTGGGGAGATATTCATTTAGTTCCTACTAATGGTGTAGCACATACTATAGTACAAAATAAAATTGTTTCAAGTTATCATGTAGCAGAATTTGATATCTTTATGATTAGTTTTCATGAAGCTGAAGCAGACGAGAATTTCCAAAAATTAAGAAACAGATTTAAAGACGCACAACATGTTAAAAATGTTGAAGGCATTGGTAACGCACACAGAAAAGTTGCAGAATTAGCTAAATCAGAAATGGTATACATTGTTGATGCAGATGCAGATGTAATGTCGCATTTTAGTTTTGATTATATTCCACCAATGAGTAAACGTAAAAATACAACATATGTGTGGAGTGCTAAAAATCCTATTAACGATTTAGAATATGGATATGGTGGTGTAAAATTATTTCCAAGAGAACAATTATTAGAACTAGGACATGTACTTCCAGACTTTACAACAGGTGTTAGTTTTTATCAACCAATTACTGATGTATCAAACATCACAAGATTTAATAAAGATCCATACAGAACATGGCGTAGTTCATTCCGTGAATGTGTAAAACTTTCAAGTGGAATTCAGCAAACAGATAGTCCTAGAAAAGATACAGTAGACAGATTAGAAGCATGGTGTACATTAGACAACGGTGCAAGATTTGGACGTTATTGTATTAAGGGTGCATTAGAAGGAAAATCGTATGGTGAACAACATGCGAAAGATGTAGATGCTCTTAACAAAATTAATGACTACGAATGGTTGCGTGAACAGTTTGTTGCAAGTATGAAAAAGAAAGTGACGGAATGATAAATGTTAAAATGGTTCAAGGAATCAATACATCATCTTAAAGTAGAAACCGGATGGGGATACTGGTATCATTTATGGCATAGTTTTAAGAATAGCTGGTCGCTTGTTGTAATTGCATTTAAAAGCGTTATACATGGAATATTTCCTTTCTTATGGAAAGCAGATGCACCTAAAGGTGTAATCAAAATGTATCATCAAATTATGCGTATTCAGCATATAAAAGATATGGACGAACTAAGAAAGAAACCAAAAAATGAAAGATATAAATCTACTACCACTTCTGAATAGTTACGGAGATATATTTGAATTAGATTATAAATTTGATTCAGAAGAAGCTATCAATGAACTTAAAAAACTAGAATGGGAACAAGGACCTAATGGAAAACGTGGAGTAAATCTAACAGGACCAATAGGTGATTTAACACTTGATCACAAAGGTAAACACGCAGAATATCAAGAGCCAAATACTAATACACACAATTGCCCATCAATAATTGATTTTTTTACTAAATGGGAAAATTTAGCCAGATGTAGAGCCGCACACATGAACGCAGGCTCATTTTTTAGTATGCATAGAGATGCATATAGATTAAATCCACAAATTAGAATCTTCATTCCATTGAATAAAACAGATGTTAGCCAGTGGAATTTTATATACGAAAACAAACGCATAGATTTTAAACCCGGTGTTCCATATATATTAAATACAAGAAAACAACACGGTAGCTTTGCTATGTCAGACGACATATATCATATATTGATGAGTGTGTTTTTAACTGAAAATAATTTAAAGACAATTATTAGTATGTTACCAAACTGTAAAGAACATTAACATGAAACAAAAAACAGATAAAAATTACTATAGTGGCGACAAAATAGATGACCTTGTTGATGCAGTCAAAAAAGCAGAACATAAGCATCAAGAAGGTAATACACAAACTGATTCAGCATACAAAGACGAAATGTACAGCAATGATCAGATGGAAAAACATGACAAAATGGATAACATCTTTAAAGTAGATGGAGTTCCAAGTAGATGGGAGCATAATAAATTACGTGCTGATTGGCACTTTGATACTTTTGCTGATCCACATGAAGAAACATTTGTTGTTCCTTGTAGATTTGTAGGAGATTTTAGTGAAGCAGTACAACACGCATTAAAAACTGCAACAGAAATGACTATAGGAAATTATAGACAGCGTAATTTAAGCAAACAAGATAAAGATTTACATGATGGCGAAATACAAGATGTTCTACTTGCTTCTGGAAAAGAAGATGTAAGTAGTATGTATCATGACATGGTCGTTAGAGCAAAATTTGATAAAGATGGAAAGAATTATTTTGCAAAACGTAACGAATCTCCAGAGTATGCAATACTACTTAGAATGATAGATGCACTAGGAGTAGATGTTCATCAATCTAGATTACATATTCAAAGGCTAGGACAAGTTACTCCTATTCATATTGATCAACAAATGAGATATGCAAGACCCGGTTGGCGTGAAGTATGGACTAAAGCTGGCGCAGATAAAAATCCTTTAAAGCTAAGAAGATTTTTAGTTATGTTGCAAGATTGGGATTATGGACATGTATGGCAATTCGGTAATACATATTATCATCAATATAAAGCAGGTGAGTGTATAACATATGACTGGTGTAACATGCCACATGGAACAGCTAACTTTGGATATACTCCAAGAGTTACGTTTCAATTTACTGGATTCATTAATGATAAAGTACAACACATGATTGACAATCCAGACCCTAATAGGATTATTGAAGTATGATAGAAAACGACTTTCCTGAAGTAGATCCAAAGTTTTTTTATAATCAAAAAGAAAAATCTGAAAAACAACCAAGATTGCCAAACGAAACAATAAAATATTATGGCAGACATGATACAGGAAACAAATGTAAAATAGGAGAAAATGGAACTGACCATTTTACTTTTAATGCAATACAAGAACTTGATTGGGATAATAATGCTGAATTAGACTTTAGCTATACATGGAACAAATACGGATACAGAGGCCCAGATGATTTAACTGATGTTGGTATAGTATTTGCAGGTGGAAGTTTATTACTAGGAACTGGAATACCGTATGAGATGAGTATACCATATTTGCTTTCTAAAAAATTATCATTGAATCATTTTAACATAAGTGATTTTGATACATTAACAGACATGGCAGATAATTTATTTGATTTTAAACTTAATCCAAAATACGTTATACTTACTGATTTTTGGGGTGTTAATGATACTAACTGGCTTATGAGATTTTGGTTAAGAAAAGAAAAAGATGAAAAGGTTAGAAAACTTGTTAGAGAAACTTTTAAACAAAGTAATGGTAAAATATTTAAAATGTTTGAATTAGCATTACTACAATCATTTCCAAATGCACAATATTATATACTAGAACCAAATGAAAGAAGAAAGCATTGGTTTTATGATTACGAGCCAACACACATTAAATCAATACAATACAGTAAAGAAGAAATGATAGACTTAGGAAGAGACCAAACACACCCAGGACCTAAGACACATGAATATCTTGCAAACAAAGTTTTAGAAGAAATTAATAAAGGAAACTAATGGAATATCAGGGCGAAGATTTAATTATAGTTACAGGAGCTCCAGGTTCTAGATGGAGTGGAGCAATTCGTATGCTTAGTCTTATATGCAAAGATATTAATTTATCTGATAATAAAAATAACTTTGTATACAGAAAGAAAGTTGATGGACAAGTTGTTGGTTGGCACCGAGGTGCTTATTGGGGACCCGATAATCCAGTAGGACATAAGTTTGACGTATTGGATACATTAACTAAAGAAGAAATAATACAAGAATTTAAAGCACCATTTTCAGATTGGGATTATGGAACTAAAATTATTAAAAGTCATTGGTTCAGTTATCATTTACCATTGTTAAAAGAACTATTTCCAAAAGCAAGGTTTTGGTCTTTTTATGATACGCCACAAGAATGTTTTAATTGGTGGAAACATGTAGGTGGATGGAATATCACATATCCAATATATACATGGTATAAGAATGATGAAAGAATGTTACAACAAATTGCTATAGAATGTGATGAAATAAAAAATAACTTTGATTTAAAACGTTATTATGGTTGGAAAGAAACGGCAACTGCTTTGGGTTTTTCACATAACATGAGAACAAACTCTGAGATGTATGACATTGATCCAGACTTTAGTGATATTCATCAATACGATAGTGAAGAAGTATTTAATTCTTTTTTAAATAATATATTTAATAGAAAAGAAATGGGTATTATTAATCCAAAGATGTAGTAAACTGTTCGTATACTGTTTTTATCTTTTTAACAAACTGTTTTGAATTACATTGTATTTTTGCACCAGGGTGTAACGGTCTAGGCCAATTACCAATTTTAATCCAACAATAACCATCACTTTCATTATTAAGAATAGGAATAAATTCTTCCTCAACTGTAACTAAAAATGTATGGTAAACAAATTTCTTATTAGGACTAGTGAATTTATTAATAGGAATAACTTTTTTGATATCAGGAACTAATCCAAGTTCTTCTTCTATTTCACGCAGTAGTGCTTCATTTGGTCTTTCACCTTTTTCAGCTTTACCTCCAAAAAAACCCCATGTACGTGGGTGATTAACTTCACCACTTCTTTGCTGAAGCATTATTCTTCCAGTGTCTGTGCTTAAAAATAAACAACCACTTGCTATTATCATATTTTTCCTATCCAATGGCTTACATCGTCACATGGGTCGTCGATGTTAGAGATAGAGTCTCCAGAATCCTGCATTGTAAATTCCCTCATAACTATTAACCCACTCTTTGCCGTTCCATTCAAGTTGGTCGTTACTTGCCACATTAGTTACATATTGAGTGTCTATAGTTGTTGAAGCATCAAAACTTACATTCCATGCCGAACCATTATATTCAATAATATCATATTTGTGTGCAACAACATTTAACAACTGATTACTAGGAGTATCGTTAATTAAAATATATCGTTGTCCTAGTACGGCAGCTGGTACTGTTCCATCTCCAGGATAATTAATAACTGGATCTAAAATAGCATTTACAGCCGTTAGTGTGTTTGTTGGTAAAGTTGATTGATCTACATCAACTGTTAATAGATTTGGGTTACTAGGATGAAAATCAAGTTTACCAATTATATCGTCTGATTTAGGATTTGTAACTGAATTTTTTCTAAGCCTTAATTGACTTATTCCAGTTCTTAATACACCAAAGGGTTTTAACTCTTTTGTCCAGTCTAGTATTAAACCATCGTTGTCAAGTTTTTGCCCATTTGCATTTAATAATTGTAAAGTTCCATCTTCGTATTTCACTTTTCTATCTTCGTATGTTACAATAGTATATTGTAATGTTTGCGTATCAAAAGACTTTTCTTCTCTGAACAAGTCTAAATTTGTGTCATCTAAATTATATAATTCACTTATAATTGTATGAATTAATTTTTGTTGTTTAACTTTAGCTGGAGGATTAATATGTATTGGTATATTAAAACTTAAAGTTGCAACATCAATAATATCATCTATGCTTGATCCTACACTTCTAGTACTCCACGTTGTATTAGTTAATTCTACATGACTTAATGCAGTCCAGTCAATTGGACTATCGTTTGTTCTTATATCTAATGTAGGATTAAATAATACTAATATTTGTTCCATTAACTGTAATTTTTGATCTGTATTTGAAGTCCAAATGTCGCAATTCATTTGTAGCATGTAAGGAACGGGTGCATGTCTTTCAACAGTATAGCTATTGCCTCGTTCATTAGTATACTCTCCGGTTTCGTTATCATATTTCTTTTCAAAAACTTGAACCTTATCAACATGATCTTGGTATGTACGTCTTTCTGGTAGCATATCTAATGAAGTTACATAACAACTTATAAATGGAACAGTATTGATAATATTTTCACTGTTTTCTCTTGTTATGTGTGCAGCCATTCTGTTGATGTCTCCGTAACGTACAGGTACTTGTTGAAATATAGATAAGTCTTGATCGTTTTTACCCATTTCGACACTGAATCCACTAAACAGTCTTATAAACTGTTGAATGTATCTTCTAATTTGTTTATCGTAAAAGTATTGTTGTGCCATTATTAAAAATCACTCTTTGGTTTAATTACCTGACTAAGTGCTTGCTTTTCAGGAAACTCTTTATCGTCAATAACTGTAGTAGCATTATTATTGATAAAGCTACTTGCATTATATGTTCTATCACTCCATGTTTGATCAGTAACATTATCATATAGTCTATGCCATTTGTTACCTCGTCTCACAAAAAGTCTATTAGGTGTAAAATCTGTTCTTACAAAATAATCGCCTTCGTTTGGTACAACTGGAAATTGATCACCTTGTTCTAGTGATTCTCCGTGATTGTATTCATTAGTATTATTGTCTACGCCAAATAAATGATCAGCTAATGGCAATCCTAACGGATCTGCTGCTTCAGCACTTTTTACAATAGCATTACTAATATTAAGTTCTGTTTTGTATGCACTGATATCATTTTTAAGACTATTTGGATCATTAGCAGTACCAAGTATATCTGCGTATTCTTGTGTATCTGTTAGTGGTGCTACTTTAACACGCCAAATGTGTGGATACCAAGTTTGTGAAAAACCTTCACTTCCTCTTGCGGCATCTTGTACAACATAAAACTTATTAATAGCATCTCTGTCGTTTGTAAGTAATAATTCATCACGTAAATGTGGTAGTTCAATTACATCACCTGGCATAAGTCTACGACCCATACGTTCTACCATATCATTAATATGAAAACTAATAAACAGTGTATCGTTTGTTAAAAATAATCCAAATTGTGTTAAATCAAAGTCATTGTCACTAACATTGTATACACCACGTAGTTCAAATACATCAGGATCGTATTTACGATCTCTGTTTTCCATGAATAGTAAGTCTTGTATGTTTGTTTCGTCAATTAAACCTTCAGGATTAATTTCTTCGCCTGTAATATTATCAATCTCAAGTCCACTGCCATAATTAGGCTCACTAGGATCTTTACTATCTCTTTTAGGATCTGGTCCTAGGTACTTGTGTACGTGTATTCCAGTACCGCCTATATCGAATTGTTCACGTATTGCGTGATCCATAAACTTATAGTCGTTACCTTTAAATGGTTTATATAAACTTAATCTTGGCATGCAGGTTTCCTTGTTATATTGTATTTATGCAAATTAGACATCCTATTGCTACGATAAATAGATATGTATGTAGTTAATTCTACATTTTATATAAGGAAAAGAAAATGTTTAGATTTTTCACACAAAAACAATGGAGATTATGGTCGTGGCTGGGTTCAGCTGTTATTTTAAGTTCATTGTGGATACAAGTTCAAATTGACGTTAAAATTAACGAATGGTTTGGACAGTTTTACGATATGATTCAAAAAGCACTTGGTGCACCAAACGCTATTACAATTACTGAATATTGGAGTAGTTTAGGAACTTTTATTTACTTGGCTGCAATTTATGTTTTGATTGCCGTAGTTGTTAGTTACTTTACTGCACACTATTTGTTCCGTTGGAGAGCAGCAATGGTTGAATGGTATCATAGCGTATACGATAAAGCACGTACCATTGAAGGCGCAGCTCAGCGTGTACAAGAAGATACTATTAAGTTTAGTCGTATTATGGAAGGACTTGGTACAAGTTTAATTGAATCAGTAATGGTTCTAGTACAATTTGTTCCTATTCTGTTAGGACTATCAGTTGGTATTCCAATCTTCTTTTTTGGTGATTGGCAATATGGACTAGTAACTGGTGCTTTAGTTTGGAGTATTGGAGGAACAATATTCTTAATTGGATTAGGTTGGTTATTACGTCTAGTTGGAGTAGAATATGATTTACAAAAGAAAGAAGCAGCTTACAGGAAGATACTTGTAATTGCAGAAGATGATGTAACAATTCGTCCTAAGAGAATTGATGAATTATTCCATGATGTAAGAAGTATTCACTTTAAATCTTATATTAGATACTTGTATTTTAATATAGGTAGAATTTCATATTTACAAGCAAATGTATTAAGTGCTTATGTGTTCTTAGCACCAGCTATTGTAGCAGGTGTTGTAACACTAGGTGTAATGCAACAAATTATTAGAGCTTTTGGCAGAGTAGAAGGTTCAATGCAATATATACTTAAAGCATGGCCTACTATTATTGAACTAGCAAGCGTATATAAACGTTTGAGAGAGTTTGAAAGACTAATTGAAGAAAAATAAAAATACAATAACGCAGGTAAAATATGCCTGCGTTATTATAAATAATGCATATAAGGAACAACTATGAAAATTTGTATTATTGGCGGCGGAACTACAGGTTGGTGGGCTGCAGGCTATTTAGAAAAACAATTCCCAGATTATGATATCACACTTATTGAAAGTAGTGATATTCCTATAATAGGTGTAGGTGAAAGTACATTACCTCAAATTGCACAATTCTTTGAAGACATGGGAATGTCTGAAGATGAGTGGATGGAAAAAAGTAATGCACAAAAGAAATTTGGCAATATAAAAAGTCAATGGAATAAACCAGGTGGAGATGAATTTGCATTTACATTTTGGTTTAATGATAATAATGTATTTGATAAATGGAAGCAACAATATGATTCCGGCAAAGTAGATAAGCACAATATTAATGATCAACTATATCATAAAGGTGGTTGGCAAGCAACTGCTTATCACTTAGATGCTGAAAAAGCAGGCGACATAGTTAAAAACAATTGTAAAAATGTAACACATATTATAGACACTTTAGACGAGTTACCTGAGGGATATGATTTATATTTAGATTGTACAGGTTTCCGTAGAAAGTTTGTAAAGGATAATACAGAAGTAACACTTGAACATCATTTAGTAGATAAAGCATGGGTGTGTCCTTTTGAATTACAAGACAGCGATGTACAAGGATATACACAAAGCGTAGCACGTAGCAACGGTTGGCAATTTATTATTGACTTAACAAATAGAATTGGAACAGGTTATGTGTTTAGTAGTAAACATCAAACAGACGAAGATGCACTTGCAGAATTTAATAAAGTAAATGCACACAGAACTCCCTTTATGGGAAAAAGTCCTAGACTATTAAAATGGAATCCTAGTGTTCTATCTAATCCTTGGCATGATAATGTAGTTGCAGTAGGGCTTAGTAACGGCTTTATAGACCCTTTGGAAAGTAATGCATTGTTTATGACGCAATTCAGCATAACAACGCTTGTACGGTGCTTACAACGTGGCTATGGAGCTAATACGTACAATAGAGCAATGCGTAATGTATGGAATGATAATAGTACATATATAAAACATCATTATATGTTAAGCGATAGAACTGATACAGAATTTTGGAAATACTACAGTAAGTTTGATGCAAGTAAAACAGTATGGAAAAATTATCATAAAATGGGAAACAAGTATACTAACTTGTATCCAGACGCAATATGGGCTACCTTAGCACTATATTATGACAAATTAATTCATTATAAATCAAAATAAATTTAAAAAAATTGTAACCCATTGATTTCATTGGGTTTTTTCTGACGACTAAAGGTTGACAACCAAGACGTCTTATCGTATACTATATGTATAGTTAATTAAAGGAGTCAGTAATGCAAACATTTAAATTATACCAAATTCACCTAACAGACGCTGAAATTGATCTTATTAATGAAGAAGGACACGATGCTGTTCATAAACAATCATTAAAATTAGATATGAGCTTTAGTAAAAATGACACAGGTACAGTTGCCGCAGATGCTTTTAATCGTGGATACTATACACACGTGTCAAACATTACTGCTGATAATTTAGAAGGTGTGTTTCATACAGGTAATATGGGTCCGGAAGAAAACATTGAACGTTTATCTCGTATGTATAGTGTTAGTGTTGGAGATATTGTTGAAGATTCAACAGGTAATCAACATGTGGTTGCAAATTTTGGATTCAAAAAGGTTGACACTATAAACTAGAAGCCGTATACTTAGAACATTCACAGGAGTAATCATAATATGATGGAGTTGCTAGAATTCATCGAAGAATTAAAAAAATTACCTCAAACAAGCGAAGTTTTGTACTTAATTGATAAGTATCAAAATAAAGCAGACGAAATAGATCGTCATATGTTCGAAGATTATCACGGAGTATAAGCAATGGCATTACCCAAGGCTACTAAAAAGAAAAAAGCAAGAGCACCTTCACAACGAGTTCGTAAAGGTTCATTACAAGATCCTTCATGGGAAGGTGCAGACGGTTGGTCTGGCAAAGAGTATCATGTTAAAAGACAGCATGCAACTGAATATTATTATCGCAATTACAAAGCAAGCGACTTAGTTGAGTATGCATATGATTGGATGCTTGCTAATGAATATACAAAAAAAGATATTAAATGTGTAAAAGCATCAAAGAGTCAATCATTAAGTGCAGTGACAGGATATTACTGTCGTATGCTTACAATGGGTTGTCCAGATATACACTTAGCATGGAATGCTTATTGGGAAAGTCTTCCTGGTACAGGTGGAACACCGCAACCAATTTCTACGTATATTAAAACACGTATTAACAATGCAATTGAAGAAGGTAAAACCTTTGTAGACGAAGCTGAAGAAAAAGCTGAAGCCGAAGCTAAACGAACTGCGAATGTGTATAAACCTACAATACAAGATTTGCTACACAAAGCCGCAATGCTAATGACTGATGAAGTTGAGCAGTTTTTAGATGATTGGGTTAATTCAGGATATGATCTAACATTTGTAAAAGACTTTGCTCCAGTTGAGATGTTTCGCAGAGCAGGTGTTAAACAAGCCCATGCACGTATCATACGTAAAGGATACATTCATGGACTAGAAGAATACACTGAACTTAATACTAAAGTTCCTAAAGATAAAATTGACGACTGGCGTGAGCAACTAGAAGAAGGATACAACCATCTTAATACTCAGCAGAAAAAATCACTACTAGAAGTATATCGTAAAATAGTAGATGCATGTGATATTGTTGAAGCAGAAAGCAAAGCAAATCGTAAGCCACGTAAAACTCGTATAAAAAGCCCAGAGGATGTTGTTAAGAAGCTCAAATTTAAGCAAACAGACACCGAATATGGTTTAGGTAGCATAACACCAGCAGATATTGTTTACGCCCGTATACTGGTGGTTTTTAACACTAAGAACCGTAAGATCGGAATGTACTATGCTAAAAATGTAGACCCTATGGGATTACAACGACAAGGTAGTGGACTAAGTGTTAAAGGAACTACTATAACAGGATACGATGAAGAAAAAAGTGTACAACGTACTGTTCGTAAAACTGCTGAATTCTTACCAGAAGTTAAAAAAGCTACAAGAGCTAAAACAGAGAAATTGTTTGAAACATTAAAAACAACAGAAACTAAATTAAACGGTCGTATAAATGGAGAAGTAATACTAGTAGCAACATTCAATAAATAGTTGTATGGATATTGCATATAGTAACTTTGTAAAATGGTATGACAATCACATAGAATGTGGCGGAAACATAGGTTATTTCGACGCATCCAATCTTAGTAATTATAGGTTAAGTCTTCCAGAACTTGTTAATATAACACTAGAACCTTTGGTAACATTTGTAAGAAAAAATTGGGAACAAATAGATAAGCATTTTGAATTCTTTATTAACACCAATAAAAATTTTATGCATACGCACACAGGGCAACAATGCAGGTTTTTAATACAGCATTTGTATATGGCAGATCAAGATATAATTTACAAGCCAGTTGCGTATTGGATTCCAGGAAGAGTTAATGTACATCCTGGCAAAAGTAGAATGTTTGCAAGATGGGCACAACGTCAAGAAGTAAATGAAATTATACACATAGACTATAATTATCCAGATGCTGATCAACCATATACTCCTTTTCAAAATGTCAATGATGCTTGGAATGGATTAACATACACTAATCACACACCTGGTATAATTAATACAAGTTCATTCAAAGACGAACTTGAACTAGTAGACTCCACATATGCTAAACATTATTGTTCATTGTATAAAGATACAAATTTTGAACAGATAATATTTATTGATGATATTAAAGACGATCAGTACTCAATATGGCAAAATGTAGCTAGAAAATACCTAGAAGAGTGTTTAAATAACCCTATAAGGTTTGGTAAACGTACAATAAATTTCTAGTTGTTATGATAAATACATACAGCAGGAGAATAACTTAAATGAGTGCATCAAACAAACTTCAAAAAGAAATAGAACTTCGCCTAGGTGGTGGAATGATTGATGTTGAGCTAGATCCAGAACATTATGAGCTAGCAATAGACAAATCTTTATCAAAGTATAGACAACGTGCAGAAAATGCAGTTGAGGAAAGTTTTATTATATTAGATATGATAAAAGATCAGAGTGAATATACTTTACCAGATGAAGTAATGGAAGTTCGTGACATTTATCGTAGAACAACTGGTGTAAGTAGTGGAACAGGTAACGATATAGAACCATTCCAAGCCGCTTATATTAATACATATCTATTAGGAAGTAGTAGAAATGGTGGATTAGCATCATTTGATTTCTTACAACAAAATAGAGAAACAATGGGTAGACTATTTGGTGCTGAAATAATGTTTACTTGGCGTCCACAAGATAAAAGGTTAATTTTACAACGTAAGATTAAAGCAAATGACAATGCAGTATTGCATTGCTACAACTATAGACCAACAGAAAGTCTATTAGAAGATACATATGCAGGTCCTTGGTTAAAGGATTATGCATTTGCTCATGCTAAACTAATACTATCAGAAGCACGTGGTAAATTTACACAGATTGCAGGACCACAAGGTGGTACTACAATGAACGCAGATCAACTTAGAGCAGATGCACAGGCAGAGATTGATAAACTTGAAATTGAACTAACATTATACAACGATGGAAGTACAGGTTTAGGTTTTGTGATAGGATAACAATGCAACTTGGTAACCACCACTGTACTATCGATGAAATAACATACGATAGGCTAGAACTATTAGATTTTGTAAATCAACACAAACACAATATAATGCAATTTGGCGATTATATGCAATACCTTTCTCCAGAAAAAAGAGAGTTCAAAGGTAGAACAGGCATGAATGCTATTGCAGTACAAAAAACCGAAGGTAAAGATTTACTAGAATATCCAGTTATACAAAAATACGTTAATATGTTTAACTTCAAACAACCCATTGCTCCACGTGATATTGATCTATTACATTACGACCCTGGTTATAGCTTCCATCCCCATACAGATCATTATATGTGGTGTGGAATAATGTTTCCTATTGAACCAGAAGATGCAGGTGAACCAATTAGTTTCTACAGTAGAGTTGGAGTTACTCCAGAACGAAATGTTAACTATGAAAAGAAATATGGATGGAATGATTTAGATATTGAATACAATCATTACTATAGCAACAAGCATCCTACTCTATTTAATGGAATGACAGTACACGGTGTACCTACTATTAAAAGAGAAAGAATTTATCTAAGAATTAAAGTATTAGGTGAAAAATTTGAAGAAGTAGTTGAAAAACTTAAAAACAATAATTTTGTTATTGACAAATAATTAAAAACCCACTATAATAAGTTTATGAAAAAGGTAATTGGTATATGTGGCCTCATTGGTCACGGCAAAGACACTGCCGCAGGTTTTCTCATAGAACAAGGCTTTCAACGTATTAGTTTTGCAGGAGTGCTAAAAGATGCATGTGCAAATATATTTGGTTGGGATAGAATCCTACTAGAAGGAAATACATCAGAAAGCAGAGTATGGAGAGAAACTGTTGATGAGTGGTGGGCCGAACGTTTAGATATTCCTAATTTTACTCCACGGTTTGCATTACAGCACGTAGGTACTGATGTATTAAGAACACACTTCCACCCAGACATTTGGGTAGCGGCATGTGAACGTCAAATTGAGATGTGTACAAAAAATGTTGTTATTAGTGACTGTAGATTTTTTAATGAGCTTAAAGCAATTAAGAACCTAGGTGGAACAACCGCAGTTGTTTGGAGAAATGATAAACCACTTTGGTGGGCTACTGCTTCTAGTATTAATCAAGCAGGTGCAAATAACGTAGAACACAACAGTATGTCTGTTGTTTTTCCTGATGTGCATAAAAGTGAATGGAGCTGGGCAGGTTGGAAATTTGATATTGAATTATCTAATACATCTACATTAGAAGATTTTAAGTCTCAAACACTACAAAAAATTATAGAATAAATAAACATATACTATAAAGGAAATATATATGTTAAACATGTTTGGACATCAATGGTGGCAACATAAAAGCAAATCAAAAGAATTAGGGTTTGGCTGGCTATATAACAATAGCATTAAAGATGACTTCGCTCGAGGATACACTAAAAACTTAACAGATTATTGGTCAATGGAATTGGGATTCTATTTCCACGAACAAATGGCCAATGATACTATAGAAGGTTTGTTAGAAGATGCAGTTGAGAAGAAATATAAAAAGATATTAGTGTTCAAACAAGGAACAACTCCTTTATCTAATTTTAAAGAACAGTTTGTACAGTTTTATGAAGATAATAAAGATGCAACTTTTATTGGACATATAGTTGATAAAGGTGACGAGTATTATTCTTTACATCCACAAGCATTTATGATTGATGTTGATTGGTGGATAAAAGCAGGCAAACCAGCATGGGGCTCACCAGAAAATAAACCACTAGAAGCAATCGAACCTGCTAGGAGTATTTCTAACTGGCATGACGATTATACACCTCATTGGATTGGACCAGGTAAAAATAATAAAACATATAATGCAAAACATACGGGTTGGAATTTAGTAAAAAGTTTATTAGATGATCAACAAAGAATTGTATCCTGGAATAAAAATATTAGAGATGAAAAACACTATTCTTATCCAGAAATAAAAGAAGATGGACCTAGACACTTATCCGGTGTTATGGAGCAAATTGATTTAGATATATTTTTTATTGCTAATACAGAGCCTTTAAGAGATATTCATCTTGAAGTTGAAAGAAGAAAATTACAATTCCCAGAATGGGATGAAAAATGGGATACACTAGTTGTACCAGCCGCAGGGTTAACACCGTTAATATATGCATTTGAATTAGGATGCGACAAATACAGTAAAATACTTGTTTATGATATTAGTAAATTTGCTATTAACATCACAAAGACAATTATTGAAAAATGGGATGGAACTAATTACGAAAAATTTGCTACTGATCTAATGAATCAGTTAGCACCAGATGAAAAATATCAAAGAGATATTTTTAGAGGTAAAAATAAGTTACCACATACACAAGAAGTATTTGATAAACTAAATGAACGTGGATTTCAAGAATGGATAACCAATGTGTTACCTGAAATTGAAGTAGTTTATTTGCCAATTAATATATTTGATCCAAATACATATCAAGGATTTGTTAATTCGTTTAAAACAGATAGATTACGACACCCAATAACATTTTGTTATTTAAGTAACATATTTCATTACCTACCTACTTCATTTTATTACAGCTTACAGCAAAGATGGGAATTACATAATGAACTAATGGGCAAAATAAAAGATAGTTCATATCAAAATAATGTTTTAGTGTTATCATCACGTGGAACTCTTACACATCCAAACTTAGTATGGATTGATAAACAAGAAATGGATAAATTCACAGAAATTCCTGATAATTATTTACAGAAGCTATTAAAGTGGAATAAAAATGTTTAAAAAAGACTGGTGGAGAAACAAAACCGAAAGCAAAGAACTATGTATAGGTTGGCTTTATAATAATAGTATAAAAACTGACTATTTACAGCATTATTCAAAAGCCACACTTGACTTTTGGTCTATTGAATTATCATTCTTTTGTAATAAACAATATGCAGAAGAGAAAATTGTAGATTTATTTGAAAAAGCAATTAGCAATGGTTTTAAAAAGATAGTTGTATTTAAACAGGGTATTATATTAAACGAATTTGAAGAACAGTTTCCTACATTTTATGAAGAAAATCTAGATGCTAAATTTATTGGACATATACTAGACAAAGAAGATGATTATTATTCAATACATCAACAATGCTTTTTAATTGATCTAGAATGGTGGGAGTCGGCAGGTAAGCCAGAATGGGGAAACGACGAAGATGATGTTGAACCGTATCAGCTTCCAGAACCAATACGTAGTGAAAACAATCATCATGATGGATACACACCACATTGGGTAGGCCCTGGTAGTAATTTAAGAACATATACAGGAAAACAAACTGGGTGGAATATAGTAAAACACCTTCTAAGAGATAATCATAAAATAATATCATGGAACGAGGATGTCAGATTATCAAAAGGGTATACGTATGGAGAAGTTAAGCAAGATGGATTTAGAAACATACACGAAACATTAACAATTACTAATCCAAATGTTTTCTTTATAGCCAATACAGAAAATGGCAGAAATGTTGTACCACCCAAAGACACACCAGTTAGAAAATTTACTAAAGTAGTTGCTCCAGCATCTGGAATATCTCCTATATTCTTTGCATTTGATAAAAAATTAACAGCAGGTGATACATTATGGATATATGATGTAAGTAGATATGCACTAGGGTGTATGCAACAGATAATTGAAGAATGGGATGGAACTGATTTTAAAAAGTTTGCAAATAACTTTATGGATAGTAGAGTAGGAAAGTGGGATGGAACTGAGTTTAAACAATATGATAGTAAATTTGAATACTTTAAAGGTATTAAACAAATAGAATATACAGAACAACATTTGAATGAGATATATGAAGAAGGATTTTTAGAATGGTATCGTACAGTATTCCCTAAACTAAACATAAACTATTATCATCAGAACTTGCTTAATACACACAAGCATGACAAATTTGCTGCAAAATGCCGACCCAACTTAAAAGGGTCAACTTATGTACATTTGAGTAATATATTTCACTATGAAGTTACAGCCAAATGGTATACATTAGAAGAAAGATATAAAATCCATAGAGAATTATTACATGCTATATATAAATATGATTATAATAATGATAATAATAATGATATATTAGTATATTCAACATGCCCGGCTAGAGAAGCTGGTGGATATAATTGGATACAACATCACATTGATAGAATGCCAGAGTGGGATAAAATTGCACCGTGGAATATAGGAAAGTTATTTAAATGGAACAAGACAAAGAAGAAATAAGAATTAGACAATTAGCAAAGGTAACAAAGTTCTTAAAAGAACATGGTGATATTCCTCACTATAAAAATATGGCATTACCTCCCGAAGAATTCTTAAATTGGAAAACAGATAAAAAACAAAAAATACCATATTCGAGATGGATAATGAATCAAGCTAATTGCCCTACATTAAAGATGCAATTAGATGTGCCACATGAACAAATGGCAAAAGAAGCAGAGCAATTTTTAGGTGATTATGTAAAACACCGAGGTGATATAAATCCAGGCTGGAGCAGTATAGTTGTTCACGGTCAAGGATGGGATAAAACACAACCGGATAATTTCTACGTTGAAGAAGGCGCTTGGAAAGAAGGCGAAGGACCTGAATTTGGCTGGACAGAAATTGCAGATAAGTGTCCAGTAACAGTAAATTGGCTTAAAAATGTATGGCCGTTTAAATTATATCAAAGAGTTAGATTTATGCTATTAGAACCGGGTGGTTTTATCAGTCCACATTTGGATTTTAAAGAAAGAAACTTAGCAGCCTTTAATGTAGCACTTAGTAATCCTCCAGGAGTAAAGTTTTGTATGGAAGATGCAGGAATAGTACCTTGGGAAGTAGGCGATGCTAGAGCAATTGATATTGGTAGATTGCATTCAGTATATAATACTGGTACAGAAAACAGAATTCATATGATTATTCATGGTCATTGGGGCGATAACTTTGAAAACATTCTATGTGAGAGCTTTGACCAGCTTTTAGCTGAAATTAAAGACTAAGTTAACTCTATAAACCACTGTTTTTCTAAAATCTAAATAAATACATGTAGATAACAATTTAGATAATATTCTAAAATAGAAAAGGAGCTATAATATGGCAAATCTTGTTTCACCTGGCGTCCAGGTAACAGTAACAGACGAATCAGTTTACGGTCCAGCCGGTGCCGGTACTGTACCAATGATTTTCATTGCCACTGGTCAGGACAAGGTTGATCCAACCCTAACTGAAACCGATGGTATTGCAAAATTCACAAAGTCTGCAAATTCAAACCAACCTGTTCTAGTTACATCACAAAGAGAATTAACTCAATATTTTGGTAATGTTGACTTCCGTAAGGTAAGTGGCACAGTATCACAGGGTGATGAAACTAACGAATACGGTTTATTGGCAGCATACTCATTTTTAGGTCAAAGTTCAGCTGCGTACATTGTACGTTCTGATGTAGACTTAACAGCATTGAGACCACTTTCAGCAGAACCAACAGGTAATCCTGCAAATAATACATATTGGGTAAAACCTTCAACTTCAAGTTGGGGTATATTCGAATATTCAGCAGCAGGTTGGGTAGAAAAAACTCCAACAGTAGAACTTACAGATGGCAGTGCTCCAAGCACAGCAGCAGTACAAGGCGAATTCCTTGTAGCAGTAGCAAATTCTACAACAGACACAAAAATTGAATACTATGTAGGTGATGCTAATCCAGCATGGGTAGCAGTTTCACCAACTTTCGCACCACACTATTCTGCACCAGCTTCACCAAGCACAGGTGACGTGTGGATTAAAACAACAACACCAGGTAGCGGATTAAATGTAGATTTACAATTATTTACAACAGTAGCAGATTCATTCGTTACACAAGGTGTAACATATGCACAAGCTACAGCACCAACGGGTGTTACAGGCGACACGTTTGCAGATGGTTCATCAGCAACAGCACGTACACTAACAGATGGTGACATTTGGTTAGACACAGCTACTTCAGATATCGCAATTAAACGTTACGACAGTATTGGTAACGATTGGGATAACATTGCAACAGACCCAACAGTAGCAACTGGCGGTTTTGTAATGGAAGTAAAAGCAACAGCACCAGTAGGTAATCCAACAGATGGTACAATTTGGTTTGATCCAGATGTAAATGAATTAGCAATCTACGAAGTAGTAAGCGATTCAGGAACTCAAAAATGGCAACGTGTATCAGATGTACAATATGTTACTACTGCTCCAACTACAGACGCAAATGGCGGATCGTTAGCAGATGGTGATTATTGGATTGATACAGATGCAGACGGTTATCCTGTAATTTACAGACATAACGGTACAACATGGGTACTAAAAGATGGCACAGATCAAAGCACAAGTGCAGGTATTGTATTTGGCGATATTACTGCCCTTGATACAACAGCAGGTGCTTTTGAAAGTACACTATTAGCAGGTGCACCAGATCCACTAATACATCCAGTTGGAATAACTGGTATTAACATGTGTAGATCATCTAGCACAGTTAGAGAATATGATAGTTCATTAACAACAACTTGGAAATGGCGTAATAAAGCAAGCAATGCAGCTGACGGCTCAGGTTCGTTTGGTAGATTAGCACAGCGTAAAGTTGTTACAACAGCTATGCAAGCATCAGCAGCGAAATCAGAACTACGTGAAGACACAGTTCAATTCCGTTTAATTGCAGCTCCAGCATATCCAGAACTATATGACGAAATGGTAACACTAAACAGCGACAAAGACGAAACAGCATTTGTTATTGTTGATGCTCCATTCCGTTTAAATCAAACAGAAGCAGTTTCTTGGATTCAAGGAACAGCGGCAACTGAAAATGGTGAAAAAGGACTAGTAACTAAGAATACTTATTCAGCAGTTTACTACCCACACGCATTAACTACAAATCCAGTAACAGGCGATAGCGTTGTTGCACCAGCATCACACATTGCATTATACACATATGCATACAGTGATAATGTGTCATTCCAATGGTTTGCACCAGCAGGTTTAACACGTGGTGTTGTACAAAACGCATCAAACGTTGGTTACTTAAATAGCGAAGACGAGTTTGTTAAGTTAGCACTAACACAAGGTTCTAGAGATGCAATGTATGATAACAAAATGAACCCAATTGCAAGATTCCCGGCAGAGGGCGTTGTTGTATTTGGTCAAAAATCACTTCATACAAGTGCTTCAGCATTAGACAGAGTGAACGTAGCTAGACTTACAGCTTATCTAAGAGAGCGTTTTGCAGTTATTTCAAGACCGTTCTTATTTGAACCAAATGATGTAGGAACACGTACAAATGCTAAAGCAGTATTTGATGGTTTCCTAGCTAACATTTTACAACAGCGTGGTATTTACGATTTTGCAGTTGTGTGTGATGAAACTAACAACACACCAGCAAGAATTGATGCAAATGAATTTTATGTTGACGTAGCAATTGAGCCTACAAAATCAGCAGAATTTATTTACATTCCAATTAGAATTGTAAACACTGGCGAACTTTCGTAAGACGTTAATTCATAATTAATACTATTAAAGGGCTACTATAGAGATATAGTAGCCTTTTTTAATTTAACATTAACTGATAAATACAGTTGCACATTGCAATGCACATAGTTCAGCTAATGAGCTATAATTTATATAAAAGGATAACACCATGGTAAAACTAGAACAAGCTAAAATCATTGCTACTAACATGAGTGAACACAGATTTAACCCTGAAGTAACTACTAGCATGAGATTTGATACTAATTTTCTTTTTGGCGCAGCAGGCGACATCATCGAACTCGATGCATGGGTACCAGAAAATGCAATCGAACAGATTGATACATTAAACGCTGATCCATCAAAAATCCTACGTTCACGTGTGAACGATGATTATAACGGTCCTAAAGCAGGATACGAATATAACGTAATTCCAGAGTCATGGAATATACCAAACCACACTGAATCGTTAGGTTCATTAATATACGATAAAGGTGATTTTTTAGCTCCTCACAGAGATAAATGGAGACAAGTTACTCCAGACGGAATCACAGGCGATTCATTTAGAATGATTTGTCACTTAAATCACACTAACTCAGCAGAATTTCATTTTGTTGTAGATGGTAAAATTTTTAAACCAGAAGCACGTAGATGGTACGCAATTAACACAAGAAAAGTTCATTATGGATTTTCTTTTGTTGACGGAGTATATCATTTAAGTGCGGCACTAAGTCTCGATGACGATAAGCGTGAAGAAACAGTAAAATGGTTACTTGATGTGCTACCATATTCACACCCAGCGGGCGACCGTAAAGGTGTTGACTGTAGCCGTAACTAAGGAGAACTATTATGGAAACTAATAAAATTAGAAGAGTACCGGGTGATTGGACTTCAATAGATCAGTTTAAATCATCTTCAGCTCACCAAGCTATTTCTGACGCAATTGTAGGTTTCACACCAGGTGAAATTGATATCGTTATGGAATACAAATTAATTGATACTAAAATATGGATCAAATACCAATTTGAAACTGCAGCAAAAGTTGCAGAGTTCAAATCATATATTTTAGCATCTGATTCAAGTGTCCATTTGGGACAATCAGCAGGTCAACTAGGCGAAACTATCGCTCAAGAAGGCTGGGTTGTATAATCAATCAATAAAAATACCAAAGATAGGTTACTTTTTAAAGTGACCTATCTTTTTGAGCGTTGATTTGATAAATACAATATAACAAGAAGATACTACAGTATAGTATTATAGGAGAAAACAAAATGGCCGTAATTACAAATTTTGGTGTACCAACTGACGCAAGTGCAGGAACTACACTAATGCCGAAGCTACAATATCGTTTCAGAGTTACATTTAGTAACTTAGGCGGAGCGACTGGAACTGATGAAGTTACACAAAATGTTATTAGCACAGGCAGACCAAATTTAACACACGAGGAAGTGGTAGTTGATTCATATAACTCAAAAATGTACCTTGCAGGTAAGCATACATGGGATCCAGTAACAATTGTATTCCGTGATGATATGAAATCAAATGTTATTAAAAAATTAGGTAACCAACTAAACAAACAAGTTGATCATGCAGATCAATCAAGTGCAATCTCAGGTAGTGCATATAAATTTGGTGTTAAGATTGAAACACTAGATGGTGCAAATGGCACAACATCGCCAACAACTTTTGATGCATGGGAATTACAAGGTTGCTTCATTACTAACGTACAGTATGGAGACTTAAACTATGCAGATTCAAGCATGGTACAAGTTACATTATCAGTTCGTTTTGATAACGCACTACACATGATTGATGGTTCAGATCAATTAAGTAACGGAACAGCATCTAACGATATTTCACAAACTGGTTCTACACTTTAATAAGTAAGGAACTTTAAAATGGCAATAGGTGACGCAGGTTATTATATATATGGACAATCATCAGTTCAGGGTGAAATAGACGCAATACCAAGAAATAAGTATTCGTTTACTGTATCCTTGAATTATGTAGGAAGTCCAAGACCTCTAGATTTGACACGCATTGCTAATATTCAAATGCCTACGTTCACATATAGAACGCAGACATTAAACAAATATAATGCTAAAAATATTGTACAGACTGGTATAGATTACACTCCTATTACTCTAACAGCGTATGATACAAAAGATCATTATTTTGAAGACTTTTTAAAGGACTATGCAAGATATTATTTTGCTGGTCCGATGAATGAAGAAGATTATGCTTCGTGGTTACAATCTCCAAAAGGATTAGAACTACCAAACAGCAGAAACTTTATAACTACATTAAAGATTATTAGAAAAGACACAGCTAATAGATCAAATACAATAGAAATATTTAACCCATATATTACAAACGTTGATACTGATACACTTGACTATGCTGATAGTTCAGCATCGGTATTTAGAGTATCGTTTTCATATGAAGGTTATAATATTATAAGTGATGGAACATCACCACCACCTCCTTTTATGGATGACACTGCTACACCAGATGCTGGTTTTCAAGACGAAGATCCATTTGAAGAAGGAAATGAAGATAATTATGAAGTACATCAAGATGCTGAAGAATTTACTACAGCGTTAGTACCACCTGCTAAAGGAACACACAAACCCGTTGTTAAAACTAATAAGCCACAATTAGAAAGATGGGATGGAACACTTAAAAAAGGTGAAAAAATTAGAAACATTGATGGCGTATCTTACAAAGTACCAGCTCCTGCAAACGGCCCAAGTTAATGCCGAAGTTTCAAAGGGGACAATTTGTCCCACAACAGCCAGACAAATATATAGGTAAACGAGCACCACAATACAGAAGTGGTTGGGAACTAGCAGTTATGCGTATGTGTGATAATCATCCAGCCATATTAGGTTGGGGTAGCGAAACACATAGAATTCCATATAAGAATCCATTAACAGGAAAACAAACAACATATGTTCCAGATTTACTTATTGTGTATAAAGATAAGAATGGAAAAAATCATGCTGAAATGATTGAAATAAAACCTGCTAGTCAAACAATAGCAGAAGCAAGAACGCAAGCACAGAAAGCAGCGGCAGTAGTTAATCAAGCTAAATGGGCAGCATGCCATGCTTGGTGTAAATCACAAGGTATGGGCTTTAGAGTAATAACAGAACATCAGATATTTAACAAACCTCAAAATTCTAAGAAAAAGAGAAAAAAGTAGAATTTTAAAAGGATAAGTACTAATATAATTGGAAAAGTAATATGACAAAAAAATTAGAAGAAGAACTAAACTTACCAGATTTAGATGACTTAATGCCTGGAGAAGAGGCAGAGCATATAGAACCTACAACTGAAGATATTAAAAATGAAATAGCTGAATATAAAGGTGAAATGAGTATGGTAGAACGTGCTAATATTGCATTACCTACAGTTGAAGGTTTAGAACAGTTAGATAGAGAAATGGACGAATATGCAAAAAAAGCCATGGAAACATTTGATGAATTAGTTGACTTGGGAAAAAATGTTGAAGATAGACATGCAGCACCTATATTTGATAGTGCAAGTAAAATGATATCAGCAGCATTACAAGCAAAGCAAGCTAAAATGGACAAAAAAATGAAAATGATAGAATTGCAAATGCGACAAGCTAGACTTGAAAAAGACAGTGAAAAAATCGATGCATATGTAGCACAAAAGAACAATGAATTAGGATTAGACGAGCCAGAAGGCACAGAGGGGCGTATTATTGGTAATAGAACGGATATGCTTGCAGAAATCTTAAAACAATTGCCCGAAAAAGATAAATAGTATTAATAGGAGAATACATAGCAATGAAATCGTACACACAATACTTAACGGAAGCTAAAAAAACGTGGAGTTTTAAAATTAAAACTATACATGAATTAACTGACGATCAATGTGATCGCATAGAGAAGCACCTCGGAAAATACGACTCTAAAGGACTCGGTGCTGTGAAGAAAACAATGTTACAAAGTACACCACGTGATTTTCCTAAAGCCAGAGGGTACGAAGTATTTACATACGAATTTGATTGTGACAGAGTTGCTAGTGGATGGCAAATACAAAATGACATCCGTAATATGCTTGGACTAGCAGACGGCGTACTTAAAGTAAAAGGTGCACATGAACCAGACGAAGCAATTCCAGCAGTAGGCTTACAAATCAAGAGCGTACTAGAAGATGGTGATTACTCCGAGGCAGAAAAAGTTAAAGCAGAAGATCATTACGGTGATCAATACAACAGTAAATTTATTAAAGAGTTAGCGAAACTCAAAAAAGAAAAGGAAAAAGGCAATGAGTGATTTAGACAGAATATTAAAACTTGCTAGCCACGGCACAGACAGAGCTCAAAGCCAGGCTCCAGCAGAAAGAGAAATGAAAGAAGAAATTCCAGCAACAACTGAAGAAGTTGGTACAACTGAAGCAGTTGGAGAATTTGCAGATCCAATTTTGGATTTATGCGATGATTTAGGATGTGATTCAGATCATCCAGTACTTGGCGAATTAATTCGTTATTTAGATGGCGACACAATTAAAGATTTCGTAGCAGACTTCCGTAGACACAACGACATGAACCACCCAGGTGAAGATGGCGATTATGGTGATGACGATGAAAACTTTGAAGAAGGTAATGAATTCTCAGGTGAATTAGAAAAAGCCAGAAAAGAAGGCAAAAAAGAATTTAAAGTAGATGGTAAAACATACCAAGTAGAAAACTATCAAGATCGTTACAATAAAGTAGCAAGTACAGCGAACGCTATTAAAGTAGGCAAAAGCAATGCTACAATGCCACAAGACGCAGTACGTAAAGTATCAGGTGATAGTTCATATACACATGCAGATAATCCATTTTATGCAGCAAAAGCAGATGCACGTAAAAACGATGGACTAGGTGTAAATGGAGCAATTACTAAACGTATGAAACCAGGCGCAGATGGTAAATTTAAATGGGGTAGAGATAAACTAGCTGACTCAACTGTACAAGAAGGTACATGGGCAGTTCCAGAAACTCCAGAACAAGTAGAAAAATTAAAAGAAGTAATGTCAGAGCCACTATTAGTAGGCGCAGACGGCGATAACGCATGTGACGTAATGTATGGTTTATTAGGTGACGATGAGTTATTTGATACATTCCACGAAATGTCAGTTGACATGGGACCAGATGCAGATGCAAGACCAGCAATCGAAGCTAGATTAAAAGAACTAGGACTAATGGAAACAGAAATTGCAGAAGGTACATTAATTTGTAAAGACTGTGGAGATAAACTACATAATCCTACTACTGATTGCGATAATGATTGTCATGATGAAAGTGGCGACCATTGGGTTAATGAAGAAACAGTCAATGAAGCACAAAGCCAAGCACAAAAGGACGCATTTGCAAAAATGTTAGCTTCTAAAAAAGGTGCTAAAAAAGATGACGAAGATGATAAAGATGATAAAGTTGAAGAAGCAGTTATTACAGAAAAATGTGGTACTTGTGGATGCGATATGGATCATCCAAAACCAGGTTGCGACTGTGATTCACATAAAAAAGAAAACATTGAAGAGGCACCAACTATGGACACAACACAATTAATTAATTTAATGAAAAACTCAGGTTTGAGCGAAGAAAAAATTAAAGAAAAATTAGACGAATGGGCAAATACACCAGCAGGTGCAGCAGAAGAAGAAGCTACATCACATGGTGAACCATACGAAAATTTTGCACAAAGCGTGAACCTAAGTTTAAAAAGATATTTAGATGCAGAAGATATGAAAGTAGGCTTAAAAGAACATAAAGTTGAAGATATCAAAGAAGCATATAAAACATCTAAAAATAAAAAATAATATAACATCCCCCTTAAACAGCGTAGCTAGTCTACGCTGTTTTTCTTTGTTAACTACGTAGATAAATAATATTATGGCAGTAGATACAAAATTAACCAAAACCCCTTACAAAAAAGAACGTTATACAGAAGAGCAAATTCAAGAACTTGCACTATGTTCACAAGATCCTAAACACTTTATGAAGGAACACTGTTATATTCAGCATCCTACAAAAGGTCGTATGAAATTTAAGTTATATGATTTCCAAGAAGATCTAGTGGATACATATCACAATAATAGATACAGTATTAGTATGCTTGCACGACAAACAGGTAAAAGTACTTGTGCGGCAGGATACTTGCTATGGTATGCAATGTTTAACCCAGATCAAACTATTCTTATAGCGGCACACAAATATAGTGGTGCTAGTGAAATTATGCAACGTATACGTTTTGCGTACGAAACACTGCCTGATTTTATTAGAGCTGGTGTTACTGCATATAACAAAGGATCGTTGGAATTTGACAACGGATCTCGTATTGTAGCACAGAGTACAACAGAAAATACTGGACGTGGTTTGTCTATATCGTTAGCATACTTAGACGAGTTTGCATTTGTTAGACCAAACATTGCTAAAGAATTTTGGACTTCACTTTCACCTACACTAGCAACAGGTGGTAAATGTATTATCACATCAACACCAAATATGGATGACGACCAATTTGCACAGATTTGGAGAGATGCTAATAAAAATCAAGATGAACATGGAAATGAAACTAAACAAGGTATTAATGGATTTGCACATTATCTAGCTAATTGGGAAGTACATCCAGATAGAGATTGGGAATGGGCAGAAATTGAACAAGGTAAAATTGGTGAAGAAAGATTTAGACGTGAACATAATTGTGAGTTCATTGCATTTGATGAAACACTTATAGATAGTATTAGACTTAGTAATATGGAAGCACGTGATCCATATGCCAAAGCAGGACAAGTGCGTTGGTATGCTCCTATTGCAAAAGGAAAGTTATACGTAATAGCATTAGATCCTAGTTTAGGTACAGGAGGAGATAATAGTGCTATACAAGTATACAGTATGCCAGGAATGAAACAAGTTGCAGAATGGATGCATAATAGAACTACAGTTCAAGGTCAAGTAAAAATATTAAGAGAAATTGCACAGTACATTGAAAGTGAAACAAGCGGCGACTGTGAAATATACTACAGTATGGAAAACAATACATTAGGTGAAGCAGCACTAGTCGTAGTAGAAGAAACAGGTGAAGAACACTTTCCTGGTACATTCTTAAGCGAAACAAAAGCACATGGTAATGCTAAACGTTATAGACGTGGATTTACTACTACACATAAAAGTAAAATATCAGCATGTAGTAAATTAAAGCATTGGATTGAAACAGAAAAATTAGAAATAGCAAGTAAACCGCTATTAAGAGAATTAAAAACATTTATCGCTAGAGGTAATAGCTATTCTGCCAAAGATGGTGAGAATGATGACCTTGTAATGGCATTAGTTCTTATAGTAAGAATGAGCATGGAAGTATCTAAGTACGAAGAAAGTGCATTTGAGTATTTAAATGAAGACTTTGACGATGATGACGGTATGGAACCAATGCCTTTTAGCTTACTATAGCACTTATTTGATAAATACATTAAAGGAATACTATAAAGATGCAACTATCAACAGAAATTTTTAACATTATTAAAGGAGCGAACATTAAGTTACGTTTGTTTGATTTTGAAGGCAACAAGACTTTAGACGCAGATCAGTCAGCAAGATTTTATGCTTATGATCAAGATTTTCTAGTCACTATACGAACAGAAAATGATGAAGTAGAAGTCGTTGTACAAGCAGGAGCAGATTTCAGTTTTGATAAACATAAAGATCTTTTAGCAAGTATTAAGAAAGCAGGACATAACGCTATGGCAGAATATACAATAAGAAAATTTGATAAAAATATAGCACCAAAAGACTTCGCAAGTGAAACAGTTAAAGAAGGCTATGCACGTGCAACAGGAAGTTTAAAAACAAGTTATATACAATTACCAGAGTCAACTAGACTTATCATTAAACATTCAAAAGGTGTTAATGAAGAAATACGTGGTAGTAGATCACGTAATATCAAAGCATTATTTATTGAGAATTCTGCAGGTGAGCGATTTAGCTTTCCACACAAATATTTAGCTGGTGCTAAGGCAATGGCTAAACATGTAAGTATGGGCGGAACACCATATGATGAAATAGGTGAGTCCATTATAAGCATCTGCAAAGAAGTAGCAGAATGCAACCAATTTGTACGTCATGTACGTTCAAATAAATTAGTTAACGAAGGAAACATGGATATTGTTGAAACCGTTAAATTAAAGTTAAAAGAATTAAAACAAACAGTACACAGTCTTCAGACCTCTAGAGGTTATAACAACTTTCAGAGTTCTTCTACGCCGATTGTAGAAAATTCAGACAAAGAGGTTGACATTACTGGAAAATTCATGTACAATACATTTCAAGCTGCAAATATGGACGCAGTATTAGAAACCGTAGCACGTATTGTGAAGGAGAGAGATAGTATGACAGATCTAACAAAAGAATATCTAAGCAGACTGTATGATATGATTAAAAACAAAGAAGATTTTAAACTTAGTATTGATCCAAACGATCCAGAACATCCTGATAACGAAGATCCAGTTAAATATTCAGGTGGAATGGGTGCAATGGCAAAACTAAGCAGTATGCTATCTTATCTTGCTATGTCTAGCAAGAACGACGAAGCATTTAACTTGCTAAGTCACTTAGGAACAGAATTACATAACATGCCAGAAAAGACAGTTATGTTATTGGCGAAAATTGTTATGTATTTAGATAAAAACAATAAAACGTCAGAAAAACAAGCGGAACCAGCAGAAAGTATTGCTGAATCGGTTGTAAATGATTTACGTAGAAAAATTTCATAAATTTTTCAGTAAAAAGTACTTGACAGTAAGTACTATAAAATGTATACTGTAAAGGCTAACAAAGGCAAAACTATTTGACTAACGAGAGGTTAGTTAAAAAACAAAGTGAAACAATAATGTTTCGCTACTAATAAAGGCTAAAATAGGAGAAACTAATAATGGCATCTTTAGCAGAAATCCGTGCAAAATTACAGGCACAAGATAAAAAGAGCACAGGCTCTAGTAATAGCGGCGGCGACAACGCAATCTTCGCACACTGGAACATTCCAGAAGGCACATCAGCATCATTGAGATTCTTACCAGACGCAGATGAGAACAATACGTTCTTTTGGAAAGAGCGTCAAATGATCCGTCTTCAATTTCCAGGAGTAAAAGGCGGAGACGAAAATAAACCAGTAACAGTACAAGTTCCATGTGTGGAAATGTGGGGAGAGCAATGCCCAGTCCATGCTGAAATTCGTCCTTGGTTTAAAGATCCTACTATGGAAGATATGGGACGTAAGTATTGGAAAAAACGTTCATACATTTTCCAAGGATTTGTATCACAAAGCGAAATGCAGGAAGACTCAGTACCTGAGAATCCTATCAGACGTTTCGTAATTTCACCTCAAATTTATAAGATTATCAGTTCAGCACTTATGGATCCTGAGTTTCAAGAAATCCCTACCGATTACGAAGCTGGTACAGACTTTAAGATTGTAAAATCTACAAAAGGTCAGTATGCAGATTATTCTACATCTAATTGGGGTCGTAGAGAACGTAGTTTAGATCAAGCAGAACGTGATGCAATTGCAACACATGGCTTGTTTAATCTAAACGACTTCTTACCAAAGAAACCAGATGCAGAAGCATTAAATGCTATCTTTGAAATGTTTGAAGCAAGTGTAGATGGTCAATTATATGATCCTGCACGTTTTGGTCAGTATTATCGTCCATATGGCGTTGATGCACCAACAACAGGCGCAACACCAGCACCAGCTCCTGCTCCAACACCAGTACCAACACCAGCACCAGCGGCTCCTGTAGCACCTGTAGCTGAAGCGGCACCGGCAGTTGTACAAGAGACGGTTGCGGCACCAACTGCAATTCCTGCACAAGAACCAGAAATGGCTACAGCAGGCGCACCAGCAAGTGATGCACCGAGTGCTCAAGACATTTTAGCGGCGATTAGAAATCGTAAGCAATAAGTAATATAAAACGAGTGGGGGTCCTTAGTGCCCTCACTTTAACTGAGGAGAAAAAACATTATGGCAAGACCATTTGACGTAAGTAAATTCCGTAAAAGTATTACAAAAAGTGTACCAGGTTTAAGTGTTGGATTCAACGACCCTGATACATGGATTAGTACAGGAAATTACACATTAAATAAATTAATTAGTGACGATTTCAATAAAGGAATTCCACTAGGTAAAGTAACAGTACTAGCCGGAGAATCCGGAGCAGGTAAAAGTTACATCGCCGCAGGTAACGTAGTTAAAGCGGCACAAGATCAAGGTATTTTTGTTATCCTTATTGATAGTGAAAACGCACTTGATGAAAAATGGCTACATGCATTGGATGTAGACACAGCACCAGAGAAACTACTTAAACTAAACATGTCAATGATTGATGATGTTGCTAGAACTATTAGTGACTTCATGAAAGACTACAAAGCAGAATATGCTGAAAAAGAATCGGACGAACGTCCTAAGGTATTATTTGTAGTTGATTCATTGGGTATGCTACTAACACCTACTGATGTAGATCAGTTTCAAAAGGGTGACATGAAAGGTGACATGGGTCGTAAGCCTAAAGCACTAACATCATTGGTACGTAATACAGTTAACATGTTTGGTGAATACAACGTAGGATTGCTAGCAACTAACCACACTTATGCATCGCAGGATATGTTTGATCCTGATGATAAAATATCAGGCGGACAAGGCTTTATATATGCATCAAGTATTGTTATTGCAATGCGTAAACTTAAACTAAAAGTTGATGCAGACGGCAATAAAACATCACAAGTATTTGGTATTAGAGCGGCTTGTAAAGTAATGAAAACAAGATACTCTAAGCCATTTGAAAGTGTGCAAGTAGAGATCCCATATGAAACAGGTATGAGCCCATACAGTGGCTTAACTGAATTCTTTGAAGCCAAAGGTTTGTTAAAGAAAAGTGGAAACAGTTTAGAATACATTAGCCCGGTAACAGGTGAAGTAATTAAAATGTTCCGTAAACCTTGGAATGCAAATAAGGACGGTGCATTAGACATTGTAATGAATGAATATAACAATGAAATTGCTGATGCGGCAGAAGAAGAAATGGGTAATACTGAAGAAACTATTACAACAACGGAGGCTATTAATGAATCTTGATGAAGGAGATTTTGAGTTTGTTTTTAATATATATGACGAAGCAACTGCTTTAATTAATGACAAAGATAAACCGGAGTTTGCAACAAAAGTAATTGCGGTTCTAGTTGATCATGGGTTTGAAATTAAACCAGCAGTAAAAGAGATTGCTGATCATTGCGACTTCCTTAGTGAAGCAATCGATGAGTATCTCGAACTAGAAGAAGAAGATGAAGGCTCTGTATTTGATGAGTATAACGAAGATGATGAGAGCTTAGATTACTAATGAGTATATGGTATCGTAAAGTAACAGCAAATCTTGGAGAGATAGTTTCGGCTATCTCTCACTTCGAAAAGCAAATTGATGAAGCAAGATTTGAATGCAGTATGAAAGGTAATCTCGAAAAGCAAAGTAGAGATATGCCAGGAATTGTTGAGCATAGATTTAATCAATTACAAGAAGTTGAAGCTATACTAGAATTTCTAAATACTGAAATGCGTAAATTACGATCAAAAACATTTCGCAAATTCTTAGAAAATTACAATAAAGCACTTAGTTCGCGTGATGCTGACAAATATGTAGACGGCGAATCAGAGGTAGTAGACCTGCAATACTTAATTAATGACTTTAGTTTAGTCAGAAATAGGTATATTGGTATAATTAAAGCATTAGAAGCTAAACAGTTTCAAATTAATAACGTAGTAAAACTTAGAGCGGCAGGACTAGAAGATATCTCACTTTAAGAGGTTGACAGGTAAGAAGTCTTACTGTATACTGTAAGTATATTAATTAAATGGAGTAATGATCATGCCTAAACATAAAACACCTTGGCCAAGTATTACAGTCGTTGATGTTATGGCCGCGGCTATTCAAGTTCACGAATCACAGGGTTT